CGCACAAACAGCAATCCCTTATCACTCAATTGTCTACGATCGTCCAGTCACTCTTCGATGGCTATTCTCCACAATCTTCCGGAGATAAGCCTGACTGGTTAAAGAAAATGAAGCGTGCATTATATGACTGGAAACTCATTATTAACAATCCAGGCTTTGCACACATTTCACGCGTTTTATCACTCCTCGTTACTTTAGGAGTTATCGATGAAGTCTCAGTATCACTGGGCAAATTCGAATTTTTCGCTGTGGAAGCTCAGAAGAAACACGTTAACGCCGTTGATCTATCTGATGCAATTATTGACACTGTATGTTTTTTCGCCGAAGGCGGATATACATGCTTTGTAACAGGGTCCATAGCCCCTTTACTCTTTTCAACTCCCAAACTAGTGGAGATGGAAGAGTTGTACTTAAAAGCTATGGCTGACTGGGAACATGCTAGAAATGGCAACCTCGGACGGTTCTCTGATTCTACTGAACACAAATTCGACCATGACATTAAAAATCTAATCGAAGAATTTCATGAATTATACAAAACCACACCCGCAGGTACAGAGAAAAAGATCATCTTACAAAGATGGGAACATCTCTCGAAAGTCTATACCGAATTTACTTCCACGCGCATCGCTGGTGGCTTACGAATGTCACCTTTTTGCGCAAAAATTTACGGTAATTCAGGAACGGGAAAGTCTACTTTTGCAGACATTACCATATCTACAATCCTGAAAGCAGTCGGGGCTGAATGTAGTCCCGATTTCATCTGTACATTGAATGAAGCAGACAAATATATGTCAAACTATCGCTCATACATTACAGGTGTTAAGCTAGATGACCTTGGAAACACTAAAAAGGAATTTTGGCAAATGGCTCCATCAGAGTCAATCATTAAACTCGTGAACAACGTAAAGGAATATGCCGTCATGGCTGACCTTGCCAACAAAGGTAAGGTTTCAATCGAACCTAACGCTGTAACGATTACGTCCAATGTGGAAGAACTCCACGCTGGACTTTCGTCGTATAATGCGATGTCGGTTCTTCGCCGATGTCACGTTCATGTCGAACTCAATGTACGCCCTGAGTTCTTGACCAATAATTTGCTAGATACTGCTAAGGTACTAGCTAAGTTTGGTACCATGGATAAGCTTAACGACATTTGGCTGATTACCCTGAAAACTCCAATTGGAGATGGGCCCAATGGTCAATCATTTTCTCATTACGATATCACTCACAAAGACATTTCCGTTATGGAATATGTTAATATCATTGCTTCAATGTCTAAAAAACATAATGAAGAACAAGAGAAAATCGTCGTATCATTTACTGACCCGTCCAACATTGTTAACCTCTGTCAAGAGTGCAACAAGTGTGTGGAAACTTGTACGTGTGCGCCCTCAGTAGCTACTACTGTTGAATCTGACTCCGAAACAGATGATGAGGATTATGGACCTCAATTCGGAGAACGCCTCGCAGGACATCTAGTTCGTAGAGGTAAATCCTATAAACATAAAATCCGCTCTGAACGTTGCATTTTTGAGACAAATGTCGAAGATTTTGCGATAGACAGTCTTGTGAAGGGAC